CGCCGCATGAATTATCCTGCTCAGGTGCAGGACATTCCTCATATTCCTCATCGAAGTAATCGACAGTAGAATCTGAGAGACGGGGGTGCAGGATAGATATAGACGCTGGTCTTTTTCTTCCTACTTGATTCGCTGATAATCTGATACAGATATTATCAGGTATGTGTGGGCTAGTGAAGAGATATTCTTTGACCATGCCTATCTCTCTAGTGGGCAGCCAGAACTGTATCTCTGGTACGAGATGCGCAATCCGCACGATATCGGAGAGCATCTCTACTGACTGTATATCTCCAGAGTCTAGCCATCTGAAGTATCGTTTCTCTTCAGGTAATCCTAGTGCTATGTGTCCCTTGAAGAATCGCACAAAGTTATAGACCCACTTATCTCTGGTCTCTGTGTCTGTGCTGAGAGTATTCAGTCTGCGTTCCTGTGCTGCTGTAACATTGGGATAGTTATAGTTCCCCTTGTCTGCGTAGCAGTCAGAGCATACGGTGCCGTTCACAAATTTCAGGACAGCACCTAGCTTGCAGTCGTCAGAATTCAGGGACCATGAGAGCCACGGCATTTTAGATGCGTCGCTCATGCCACCTAGATTCTCGTCTGCTATTTCTTTCAGGTATTTTTTAGTCAGTCTTTTCATTGTGGATCGTGATAAGCAGATACTCCATCATCTCATAGTTCTGTGTCTGTAATTCTAAGAGCTGAATCTCTAGTCTCTTGATATCATTCCGTCGTGCTGTATCACAGACAGCCAGCAGTAGAATTGCTAGAATGCTGAAGAGAATGCCTAGGATTGCAGCGCCTAGTGCCTCACCTCTGTGGATAGCGAGCAGGTATTTGTGGATCTGAGATTTCATCGGATAGTTTTATTAGGGTCATGGTTTCTGTGTCGCCATATAACTATGGCACGTTTGAATGCACGAGATCTTGAGAGACCAGCGGATCTGAGCGTGAGATATATCAGGGCTAACTGCATGGTGCGTACCATTTAGGTGTGGCAGTGTGTTCCCAGACTGCGAAGGGTTTATCTTGCATGTAGTATCTACGGTATGCTGTGACTGTGTCGTTATCTTTGTACGCGTCCGGCATACATTGAGGTGGATCTGTCCAGCTAGTGATGTGCTGTATTTTTGGAGGGACAACAGAGAGGTAAGCACCTAGAGTATCGTACGTCCTGTGTGTTTTTAGATAACGATTTGTATATTCTAGGCTGAGCTGTGTGAGTAGCTGATACAGCCACTCATAGTGGGCAGCAGATTCTCTAGCCCACAAAGCACTGGGGTGATTAGCGTGTGTTTTTTTGTACAGATGTTTGGCCAGAGGAGATTCTAGTTCGTGATGCGCAGTAGACAGAAGCTGCGCAGATTCTAGAATCATTTTGATTACATGTTTATCGCAGTGATACTGCGCGCACGTTGCAGGATCAGAGTCGAGATAAAATATATTCATAGCCAAGGGTTGATGAGGTGTTCTAGATATTCTTGAGCATCCTCTGATATTGTGAGGTCGGTATCTTTCGGGCTCATATTCTGAGCATGGAGGAGCACGCCAAGAATTTCCTGTGCTTCCTCATACCATACCCCACCCTCTAGTATTGTCTCGCAGAAGTCAGCGCAGTAGGATGATAGTGCATCGTCCCATGAATCTACCGAGCAGCTAGTCCTGTCTGTGCGTGCGCTATATGTGAAGAGGATGCCGTTGAGTTTTTCTTGTCTCATATTGTGTTTCCTGTATCAGATGATGAGTGTGATGATGAAGAGGACTGCAAAAAATATAATATCTCTACCCTCCTCTCTTAGGATATCTCGGATGATGTTCAAGAGGTCCATTTATTTTTCCTCACAGTGTCTTAGGCGTGGAGGATACTGACTGTGCTATGGTTGCTGTAAACGTGGAACCCTTCGCCGTATGTGCCCGCGTCATCGAGATACAGACCGTACTCATCTAGGATGCGCTGTAGGGTCTCGGATATGTGGAGCCGCTCACCATAGTCGCCGTACCTCCATGCCGTCTCCTCTGATTTGGCAATCCGTACCGCCGTCTGAGCTTCATCGTATGTGACGATGTTTGAGGGGATATCCGAAGCGTAAAGGACCTTGAGGATATGGGAGGGTTTCATGGTTTGTGTCTTTTGTGTCTGTGTTTGTGTCTGTGTTAGGGGCAGGGCTTGGGACCTGCTCAGCGGTTTAGATCCTCTCTGCTCTGCGTGGTCTTGTGGGCGTGATGGTGTAAATCACAAGACCCGGCACGATTCAGAGAGGACCCCCTCACCATCCTAGCTCAGCCCTGAGTCTCTTGGACGTACTGGCGGAAAGCTTCCTTCGCCATGACGTGAGCCGCCGAAGCCGTGTTCACCTCCGCGTCGTCTAGCTCAGCACGCTGCGCCTTGAGAGTCGCGAGCTTGGCCTCTGTCGCCACGATCTGAGAATCGAGGCGGGCAGGGCCGGACTTGGCAAAACTCTTGGCTGCGCTGGCTTCCTCCACCTTGAGGATGTGGTCCATAAGGACCCAGTCTCGGGTTGCCTGAGCGTGAGCACGCTGAGCCTTGAGGGAGAAGTTGATGGTGCCGTTCTGGTTAGTGGGTGCGTTGGACATGATAGGTGTCTCCATTGTGGTGCCCTCTGTGAGGGCGGATTTCAGGATACCGGGCTGAGCCCGACGAGATTTCGTACACACCCTCATAGCCGTACACCACACAGAATCCAACGCGGCAAACGTCATAAAGTTGGGGTCGTAAGTGTCTGTAACTAAAGCACTTAGGGCAATTGACGTAACCCCTTGTCCCATAAGGACTTAGCGTTTCGCCCGCTCCGAGGGTCCTAGGGCGTCTCAGGCGAAGTGCCCACACAGGGCCGCACAGGGCGTCTCAGAGGACGCGCTAGGAAGTCGCAATACATGCCCGCCCCCTAGGATGTTGCAATGACTGCGCGGGCTCCCCGATACCTTGCGTGGCATAGTATGCGCGACAAGACAAGCCACAATATACGCGGGCGTATTATACGCGGGATTATGCTAGGGCGCTTCCCGAGGCGTGGGGGGCAGCGAGGGGGCCACGGGGGGACTGACGCGCTGGGAATAGGATTTCTTGCCTCATGAATTTTTGTGCCAAAAACAAGCATCGTCCCCACATGAAACTCGTGATGTCCCAGCATCTCAAACTCGTGGGTCCTTAAGGGTCCTTATAGGATCCTATAGGGTTCTTATATAGCTTATTATATTGTTTATTCTTTTATATATCCTTATATAGCTCTTTAGGGTCCTTATAGTATCCTTCTATAGTCCTATATAGCGTCGGAAAAGAAAACAAAAACAACGATCTCCTAAGTCTTTGTCTTTCCTGTCTTTCCGTCTACCCTCCTACAGAGACCTAAAGTTTTTAGCATTTTGTTTGTCGCATACAGGAGCCTTCCCGGTTATACATGGAGGATATGTTCTCGCTTCGGGAAAGACGCGACAAGATTCTCTTCTACGACTACATCGGAATGCCTGCTGAGGAAATTGCAGAATACCTCAACCTGAGTCCACGAACAGTCCAACAAACAATCCGTGAGCCAGTCTTGAAACACCGCACGGTCTTCTTCGTAGGCTACATGGACACCAGCCCTGAAATAATCAACAAGATCACCAACACCGTACAAGACCACAAAACCCACTAGCGAGATACTCCCATGTCTATTATTGATCAACGAATGAAACCTGCGTGGAAGCGTATCGGTACGGATAGTGCTGAGTTTTACTACCAAGGCTTGCAGTGGGCCTTCTACCAGTCCAAGGTGAAAGGAACCAGCGGCCCCAGCGATACTGACCGCCCGGATCACAAGACTTACTACAACACAATGCTCGGGATGCGTCCGCTGGACACCACGGGATACAAGCGGGCGCATATCTCGGTCTGGAACAGAATGGATTCTATGGCTTGGTTTGCCACTAAGACCGACGTGTCCAACTTGGAGGTCGGCCAGTACCTCTACATGATTTCTAACAATAGCACTATGGAAAACCGTCCGGGCCTTGTGCGGGTTGTAAAGATTATTACGGACGCGATGGGCGGGTCAGAGTATCCCACCAAGGATGCTTCAGGCGTTGACCAATCCTACGTCATCATTGAGCGGATTGTAGCCGAACAAGGGTGGCCGAATCCCTTGTACAACGGATATGGCTTTTATGCAAGCACCAACTATCTAGGATACCGCTGGGACAACGGATCACCTGGAACTAGCTTTGGTGCTACGGTGTTTGCAAAAACAGAAACCACCTACGCAACCGCTATTACGGGAACTGCTGGTACTGACTACTGGGCTTCAGCGGGCACAGGCGACTCCCTTCCTTTCAGGGACGGATACGGACAAGCCCTGTACGCCGCATTTACTGCCGAAGAGCGCAATCATTGGAGCACAGGTGTTGGTGGCGATGCGGCTCCGTACATCCTAGAGCATTTCCCGATGCAGTACCACGACCATGGCGGCGGAGAAATGGCAACTTTTGATGGGTCTGGGTCCGGCGGTCAAACCGTAAACCTAAGCAGTCCCGGCAATAGTAGGGTTTATACTGGCTGGGGCTTCAACTGGTATGACGGGTACCCTCGCTCCGCCTATGGAGAAAAGATCCGCGAGGCTCGTAGAGAAGGCAAAAGCACCCTCCCGTACATCTATGCGGGCAACTCAGCGGGCAACCTGCCTGACGGCACGGGATTTAGCTGGGAGCGTCGCTGGGTTACCCCCGTCTCGGGATACATCGAGAATCCCCCGAAAGAATTGGTGGTCAACTGGCAGCACCAAGAAAACAGCGAATACCTTAGTTCAATCAACGCTGAGTGGCAGATCAACCTTACAGGCCAGCCCTCTGACGGCGAGACACTGACAATCACGGACGACAACAACGTCGCCAAGACCTTCGAGTTTAACGAAGGTGCAGGTGACATTACTGCGGGAAATATCGCTGTACAAATCGGCGGCAACGTAGCCACAACCCGCGAAAACCTGAAAACAGCTATCACCAGCAATGGCGATGACTCTGATTTCCGAGTGAGAGCCGATACCGTGGCTGCAACGGCTCCTTCTTACCCGCAGTACAGCTCGGGAGATATTGTTTACGTCACCTCAATCTACTCAGGGAAGCACGCCAACTTTGCTATCACCGGGTCAGCTACCAACGTGGCCTACAAGCAGATATTCGCAGGATACGACGGTGGCGGCTTTAGGTCGAACGCCCAAGCGGGACACCTTACCGTCCCCGGCGGCTTCAACAAATCGCCCTTCCACTGTGCCGATATGCTCATTACCCTGTTCAAAGACTAACCCCCAGATACTAGGAAACAAATTATGGCTATTATTAAGATAACCCGCGTGACCATCCCGGAGGAGACAGAGTGGGAATCGTATCTAGAAGGCGATGACGACGACGAGATTGAAGGTTCTGTCCCGGAAGACCCTAGTGCTCGCCCGGTAGTGCGGGACGTTCAGACTTACGAGCTGGGTGCGGGTGACTCCACAGAAGTCCTAGATGTCCGAGGTGCCATCAACTTGGTCGCGGTCACTGACGGGAACGCCAAGTGGGAAGTCCCCAGTGAAGACGGCAGCTTCTACGATTTCCACGTCATGACCTCTCAGTCTCAGACGGCCACCACTAACGTCGGTGTTGTCGCGGCTGACGCTATGCCTCCCTACATCCGTCTGACGGATACCTCGTCCGCAGCAAACACGGTGACAATCTACGCTCGATTCTGATGGCTGAGACGCTCGACGAGCAGTTTCCCGGTATTCCTCCTGCGCTTCTAAAGAAGCTCAACAGCATGGTTCCTGAGCGTTGTCCTGAGATTAGTTGGACAACGGAGGAAATCATGTTCTACGCAGGGCAGAGAGGTCTCATCAGGATGCTAAATGAAAAGTACAAAGAACAAAACAACATGGACCCCGATGAACCTCTGGTGCTGTAATGCCGTCACACTACTCATCCTTAATGTCTCGTGCAGGTCGCAAGTCCCTTACGAAACCGCGCAAGAAAAGACTCAACAAGAAGCAACGTATGCGGATGTCTCCGAGTAGGGGTGGCTACTAATGTGTCTCTCTAAGCCCAAGATCCCCGCTCCCCCGAAGCCTCTGAAAACTGCCGAGACCGCAGAGATTCGTACCCTGTCTCCGGCGCAGCGCATGGGAATGCTGGCTAGTCGAGCCGACGTTCGTTTCGGTGCCCCCTCAGCCACACAGCAACGCCTAGTCTAAATGCAATCAGCAAAGTCCCAGTACGAGCACATGGCATCTGAACGCTTCCAGTATGTGAAGCGTGCGGAGGAGGCAGCGAAGTACACCATTCCTGCCATCATGCCGCCGAACCAGACTACGGCAAAGATGCGGAACGATGATCTGTATCAGCCGTACCAGTCTGTTGGGGCTAGGGGTGTCAACACACTATCAGCTAACTTGCTGATCAGTATGTTCCCCCCGAACCAGTCGTTCTTCAGGCTGGTCCTTGACGCATCTGCCAAAGCTCAGTTTGGTGACGGGCAGATCATGTCGGAGATTGACTCCAAGCTCTCTGAGATTGAGCAGGTAGTTCAGAAGGAGATTGAGGTCAAAGCTTACCGTCCTGCGATGCACGAAGCCTTCCGTCTTCTTGTTGTCACAGGCAACGCTCTGGTGCATATCGACAAGGAAGGAGAGATGAGAACCTTCCGTCTCGACAACTACGTCGTCCGTCGTCGTCCGAACGGTAAGATCTCTAAGGTAATCCTGCGAGAAGAAGTCTTCTTGGACTCCCTTGATCCTGAGATTCAGGCCATGGTGGTTCAGGACGCATCTCCTAACAAGACCGTCCATCTCTTCACATGCATCTACTGGGACGCAATGTCCAAGAAGTACACGGTGCATCAGGCTGTAGAGGATGTGGTTGTTCCGGGAAGTGAGGCAACGTACACAGAGGACAACCTACCGTTCATGGCTCTTCGTTGGACTAGAATCCAAGGAGAAGACTACGGACGTTCCTTCGTGGAGGAGCACCTTGGTGATGTGAGGAGCCTTGAGGGACTCTCCCAAGCAATCCTCGAAGCCTCCGCAGCCAGCGCAAAGACTCTCTTCCTCATCAGCCCGAACGGTACAACCAAAGCACGGACTCTCGCTCAGGCAGGGAACGGGGCTATCGTTCAGGGAGACGCCAATGATGTCTCCACGCTACAGGTCAACAAGCACGCAGATCTCAGCGTAGCTCTCCAGAGTATCTCCATGATCAAGGAGAGGCTAGGCAAGGCATTCATGATCACAGCGGATCTCTTCCGTGACGCTGAGCGTGTCACTGCTACGGAGATCCAAGCAATCATCAGGCAAGTTGAGAAGAGCCTCGGCGGTCTCTACAGCTTGCTGTCTAACGAGTTCCAGCTTCCCCTGATCCGCCTCATCCTCCGCAGCCTAGCGAGCCGCAAGCAGATCCCGAACTTGCCCAAGGAAGTATCTCCTGCCATCGTCGTGGGTCTTGATGCTATCGGACGAGCGGCTGAGCTTGAGAAGCTAGACATGATGTTGGCTGGTCTTGGAAACATGTTTGGCCCTGAAGCTCTCGGTCAGTACGTCAACATTGGCAACTACTTAGAGCGACGCGCCGCCAGCCTTGGCGTCGATATCAGCGGCCTCATCAAAGACGAAGAACAGCTTGCTGCTGAACAGCAGGCAGCTATGGCTCAGCAAGCTGCTGCAACCATGGCAACCGAAGGTGCAAGTGCTGCCGTTCAAAGTGCGGTACAGAACCAACAACAATAACCCTAACTAATAATGGACGCCAATAGATTCGAAGTCCCGATGGACGAAACTCCCGCCTTTAGCCCTGAGCAGCAGGAGCAGCTAAATCCCTCTGAGGCCCCGCAAGAGGTCCCTGCCGAAGAGCTTATTCTTGGCAAGTTCAAGAGCCAAGAAGATCTCATCAATGCCTACCAAGAGCTAGAGACACGCCAGTCTCAGCAGACCCCGGAAACTCCTCCGACCGAAGGCAGCGTTGGTGAGCTTCTGACTGAGATTGGTGACCACTACGCTGAGAACGGTGAGCTTACTGATGAGCAGTACCAGCAGCTTGAGTCCGCAGGGATTGGTCGGGACTACGTTGAATCATACATTGGTGGCATCAAAGCCCAGCAGTCTCTGATGGAGACACAGCTTATGGGCATCGTCGGTGGTCAAGAGAACTACGGCGAGATGATGCAGTGGATGAACGCGAACCTTCAGCCTGACGAAGTTCAAGCGTACGACCGTGTTATCCAATCAGGCAACGTTGAAGAGATTGGGATCCTGATCCGTGGTATGCACGCACGGTATCAGAGTGCCAGTGGTACTGGTCCCCAGACTCAACTTCAAGGCACTCCTGCCGCTGGCCTGTCGGGCTACCGCAGCAAGGGTGAAATCCTACAAGCGATGAGCGACCCTCGGTATGAAACCGATGAGGCTTATCGCAACGATGTATCCAGAAAGATGTCCGTCACCCCGGATTCTGTCTGGTAACCAAATACTGAGTACGACTGGTAGGCCGACCTGCGGGACGACAACCTCCTATGGCAAGCTCTGTATCTCTTTTCTCTTTTCTTTTTTCAGTCTTTCTTTCCATAGGAGGAAACTCAAATGGCTGACGTAACACCCATCGCAACAAGCGATATCCAGTGGGGCGGTAACAACGATTCCGCACTCTGGCTGAAGGTCTTCGGCGGCGAAGTCCTTACTCAATTCCAGACCGCTACGGTAATCTCTCCTCTGCTGACTTCTCGCACGATCTCGTCCGGCAAGTCCGCGCAATTCCCCATCACTGGCCGTACCTCGGCTCGCTACTTCGAACCCGGCAACAACATCTTGACGGACGAAGACGGTGAGGGAACTCCCCGCAAGTACCTTAGTGGCGACAACTCAAAAGCTGAGAAGGTCATCACGATCAACGATCTCCTGATCTCCTCATTCTTCGTTGACCAGCTTGACGAGATGAAAGGTCACTACGACTTCCGTTCGATTTACGCCAAGGAAACCGGGCAAGCTCTTGCTCGTCACCTCGACCGTACCTGTATGCAAGCTCTTGTCAAAGCTTCGACAACTGGCAGCAACGATCTCACGAACGCTAATGCAGGTACGAGCCCCTCGGCACTTATCGACGAGATTCTGGCTGCTGCTCAGAAGCTTGATGAGAACGACGTTCCCCGTGAAGGCCGTTTCATCGTTGTCGATCCGACTCGCTACTACCTCCTCGTCCGTTCTGCGAACGACGCAATTGCTGTCGATACTGCCTCGGAGTCGTCCGCTCAGGGCATCCCCCAGTTGCTCGACAAAGATTTCGGTGCGTTCCAGAGCGGTATCGTTGCCCGTGTTGCAGGGATGCCTGTCATCATGAGCAACAACACTGGCTTCGGTGACAGCACTGCGGACTACGATGATGCTGGTCCCGGTGGAGGCGACAAGAACGACTTGACTCATGACCTCAGTGGTCACGTTGCTATGGTCGCGCACGGTTCCTCCGCTGGTGTCCTTAAGCTCAAGGACATCGCCATGGAGCAGGAGTACCTCATCAACCGTCAAGGTCACCTCATCGTGTCCAAGATGGCTGTTGGTGTGAACGAGCTTCGCACTGAGGCTGCGGTCGGCATCAAGACTGCCTAAGTCTCTCGCTACCTTTGGGGCGCTCCCTGACGGGGGCGTCCCTCTCACACCCTTACTGCACACATAATCATGGCAAAAACCTCATTAGCAAGAACAGAAAAAGTCGATGCGGTCAACCGTGTCCTCGCCACTATTGGCGTAGGTCCGTTGAGTACCCTGACCGGGAATCTTTCTTTGACTGCTACTCTTGCACAAGCTGCCGTTGATAATGTCAGTAAGGACCTTCAATCAACCCCTTGGGGTTTCAACACTGAGCGCAACGTAGAGTTCACCTCCACTTCAGACGGTGAGATTGACCTTGATGGGTCAGGCTACGCTGGTGTAGCAATTGCTTCTATTGATTTTGATGGCGGTAACCACACCGACTTCGATGTCATTATTCGCACGGACGCCGCAGACAGCGATAAGCCTAAGCTCTACGACAGGAAAGAACACAAGTTCAATGGCTTTGGTAACGCGCAAGTCTACAAGGCTACCGTCACCTACCTCCTTGAATTTGATGATCTTCCTGAAGCTGTCAAGGCATTCGTGATGGCTCGTGCTGCTCGTGAGTTCCAGATGCAAATGGTGGGCAACGCTCAGGTTGACGCGATGCTCTTTACGCAGGTTGTCAGTGCTCAGCAGAACCTGCATGAGTTTGAGGCCAACCAGTTCGACTACACGATCTTCGACAACTACGATGTGTTCCGAACTGTGAACCGCGTTGACCGTCCCTTCTCCGCAGGATTTACTTCGTTCAACACTGCTGACTGATGGCTGGCTTTACCTTCCCTGTTGCTAATATCACTGCGGGAGTCAGCACGCAGGAGTACAGCCTCCGGGCTCCGGGGCAGGCGTCTGCTCAGGTAAACTGCATGAACAGCCCTAGGTATGGGCTGATGAAGCGACCTAACTCTAGGTGGCTTACAGGGATTGCTGACACGAGTGCCGTCGATCCCATCACTATTCCCCTCTACCATGGGGGCGCAGAGAAGATCTTCCTTGCTAACGCAGGGACAACCGATCCTATCGTCATTTCTAAAAATGGAACGAAGACTGATGTCGCAGTCTTCCCTGCGTCAAGCTCGGCTGCCACAAAAGCAACGACGTACTTGACTCTTGCCACCAGCAGCAACACATCGTTTGCTTCTGTTGGTGATGTGACGTTCATCTCAAACAAGGCCAAAGAGCCTCAGATGACATCTGCGACATGGGACGGGTACACCGAAACTGTAACAGCGGCAGATGATAGCGGGACTGTGACCGTCACGAACAGTGACGTGTTCACTGCGTCGGTCAACACCGTCGATCCCAACCAAGACACACGGTACGCTGTTCTGTTCTCGGAAGATCGTGGCGGTACAGTGAGCGAGTATAGCGCATGGTGTGCCAACAAATTTTCTTCCGCAGCGGCAGCCCCAGTAGCGGATAGTCTTTATGCTCAAATTGGCGGGTCCGGGAGTGGGACTACCTTTTCAACGCGAGACGTAGTTCCTGAAATTCCTCACATTGCTGCGACTCTTGGGTACTACCTTAGCTCTTTGCAGAACGGAAGTTCAGAGTTTATGGTCGAGGCAACGTCTCTAGTCCCAACTAGCTACTCTGATTCAACTAACGATGTTACTGAAGATGACGAATCGAAAGGTACTGGTGTTGTAACTGCTCGGTACATCAACCACGAAAACGGTTCATTAGCAGCGGTTAGTGCAACATCAGGACTTACTGATGAAGCCATCACAGTTACGCGAGAAAACGCCGAAAGCGTTGCGAAGCTGCCAAGCCGCTCTTGGAAGGACCACACGGTAAAGATTAGTGCTGAAAAAGAATCGCCTCGCGGTTTCTATATGCGCTTTGCGTCGGACGATACTTCCGCAGCCTCTCACTCCAACGCAGGTCCGGGCGGTTCTCCTGATCGTCCCCGCTTTACAGCGACCACTAACCTTCCCAGAGATGGTCATTGGGAAGAGTACTGCGGTGTCGGTGTAACGACTACTCCTGACGCAACCACGCTACCCCACTTGCTTGTCCGCCGCCCTGACGGAACCTTTGCTTTCATGGAGGCTCGTGGCAGCTTTGTGATCAATAGCTCTGCTGGCGTCACGTTCAACTCTGGGGGCGGCTACTTTACGGTGGATACCGTTGATGGTGGATTCAACGATAGTTCTACGGTAGCTCCTCTTGTAGTAGGCGATACGATTGAATTCCCTGTTGGTGGTACAAACTTTCCCACGACGCTGACAACGGACAAGATGTACTACATTGTGTCTTCATCGTACGTTGGTGGTGCGTGGCAGTACAAGGTTTCTGATAGCCGTGAGGGAACTGCGATTGCCTTGACAGGCGGGGGAAGTGCTGGCACATGCGAAGTCAAGCTCACGACATATGACAAGCTAGAGTATAAGGATCGTCTGTCGGGTGATGACGAGACCAACAAGCTTCCTGACTTCTTCTCGAACCCCATCGTCTCGATGTTCTCGTTCCAAGACCGCATTGGTTTTGTAACTGAAAACGAAGTAGCGATGTCTGGTACGGGCGACTACTTCAACTTCTTCCGCACCACCGTACGCAGTGTCCTAGACTCAGACAGGATCCTAGCATCTCCCCTTCAGGCTGACGGAGAGACGCTACAGCACGCGATCCCGTACAAGGGAGGTCTTTTCCTCATTACCTCGCACAGTCAGCTTATATTGGCTGGAGAGGGCGGAGCACTGTCTCCCCGCACAGTCTCGATTACTCAGGCTACGCGAGGCACCACAGACTTCAACACTCGTCCTGTTGTTGTTGGTGACTACTTGATGATGCCGTACACGAACGAAAGCGGTACAGGCTTTTATCAAGTTGGTCCTAGCACTCGCTATCAGAACCAGTTTGAGCTAGAGGATATTTCGAGACAGATTCCGGGCTACTTGCCGCAGGGACCTCGCCGCATCCAAGGCAGCCCGAAGCACAACATGCTGTTTGTCCTCGATGATGGGACAGGACTTGGTAGCCTTCCTGCCACCGAACAAGAAAAGATCTACGTCTACCAGTGGTTTGAAACTCCGCAGGGACGTGGACAGTCAGCGTGGACAAAGTGGGAGTTCAACGAGGGCAACACAAACGCTGCTGCTCAGTACAAGATCCTCGACATTGTGTTTATCGTTGATCGTCTGTACATGATTGTAGAGACCAACGGAAGCATTGAACTAGAGTACATCGACTTGGATGCTTCGGTAACTGACTCTGAGTTGCCGGACACGATTGAAGATAACTTTGATGTTGCTCTCCTTGATCGTGCAACCGTCCTTGATCCTTCTTCGGATGCGTCGTTGGATGGCTCCGATACAGTTATCACCCTGCCGTGGAAGTACTCATCTATTGCTTCGAACCACCAAGATAGTATTGAAGTAATAGCAATCGCTGGCTCTACAGCTACGATCTACAAAGAGTTACAAGTATCAACGGGATCTCCCTACAACACCGTCACGGTGCTTGGGAATAACCTGACAGGGGCAGACCACATTATCGTTGGCTTTGGCTACACAATGACCCACACCTTTGGTCCGTTTGCTCCTTCCGTGGGAGATCGTCCAGTACGGGGGCGGAACAGCTTTGTGAGGGCTGGGAGACTTACGTTCTCAAAGCTCAACAAGGTAACTCTCGACGTGGTACACGGGGGCACAACGTACACGCACACAATCGACGCAGGCGGTACGAGTACCACAAGCGGAGAAGAGTACTTCGGTATCTCTCAACGCTTGGAGGAGCTGTCTGTGTCCCTCAAGAACGACCTACCTTGGCAGTCCATGTTTCAGGGAATCTCCTACGACATGAACATACAAGAAGGAGTACAGGAACCCATATGGCATCGGTGAAAGTTAGGCTCACAGTACGGAAGTCCGAGAAGGGCGACGGGTACATCCTTGGTCCCAACCTACGCGAAGATGACAAGCGTGAGGTTGAGGCTGTAACAGGAGATGATCCGGGTCCGTCGCTGGAGGCTTCCATCTGGCAGTGCGATGACTGCTGGACGGTAGACATCGGTGAGGATCCGATTGCCATGTTTGGTTGTACTCGTTCCGAAGACACCGACATCAACTCAGCTAACGTGTGGCTGTTAGTTTCTGATCAAGTAGAGGAGGTGAGGTGGCAGTTCCTTCGGGAATCAAAGCAATGGATCAAGCGATTGAGCCGTGACTACGACATGCTGTGGGCTATCGCTGACGCACGAAACAAAAGACATAAAGAATACTACGAGTGGTTGGGTTTTGTTGTTGTAGGCACTGAGCCCTACGGTCCTAAAGGACTCCCCTTCCATCGCATCATCTACATCCCAAAGGAGGGTGAGTAATGTGCCATCCCGCAATAATCCAAGCTGCTGCTGCTTCGGGAGCAACGGCTGGAACGGCTGCTGCTGCCGCTACAGGAGCCGCCAACCTCCAGATGTTGATGTCTTCTATGGCAACGTTGATGGAGTTCTCTGCTGCTCGCACTGCGTCTAAGGCTGAGATTGTGGCAGCGGCTCAACAGTTTGCGGCCCAGCAAGCACAGCTACGAGAGAGAAGCCGCCAAGTTAGCCTTGCTCATGAAGCTGAGGTAGACAACATTGTCATGCAGACAATGGCAAACACAGCGGAATCTGAGACTATCATGGCTGCAAGGGGAGTTGCAGGCGTTACAGCGGAAGAAGTCAACGCAGACTGGATGCAGCAGGAGAGCGCAGTGGTGGGCCTCGAACAAACGCAGCATAGCATGGAGCAAGCTGACCTTCTCGCCCGCGACTTTACCAATAGGTTTGGGATGCAGCAGAGACAGCAACAAGCACAAGAAGCCGCTCCGGGACTTGGCGATCTTGTCCTAAGCCTTGGCGCAAACTACATGCAGGCATACAACACAACGGGAGCATTCCCCGGAGAATCTCTCGAAAGCTACAGCGAAAGGATCTTAAGCTAACATGGCAACTCCCTTCCAAAGTAGAAAAGTAGGAACGCCCCGCCTTAATCCTGTCCAGCAGCTTGGCGGAGTTGACGTTCGAGCGATACGAAACGTTGGACAAGAGCGTCTTCTTTCTGCGTTTAGTAACTTCTCATCGACGCTTGCAACCTTTGGGCAGCAGCAGTCCAAGGAAGCTATTGAGAAGGCTGTTGCTGAGGGACAAGCGTGGCGTAAGCAGTCTAAGGAAGACTTCAAGTCTGCTGTCAAGGCTGGGACAATTGACCCTACACAGAACCCTTGGTTCGCTGTCGGTGCTATGCAGACTGACGGCATTAGGGCTGGAACGGATCTTATTCGTGAAGCACGGAATGAATGGAAGCTCATCTCCGAAGATCCTGAAGACCCTCGTTCCTTTGATCCCAATGGTTTTACTAATTACTGGGAAGAAAAAGTAGCCAACTTCGCTGAGGAGAGTGGCGTAGAGTCGCACTACTGGACGAACTCTTTCTACGATACAACGGGCAAGTACTTCGAAGAGGTCCAATCGAAGGAGACGAGTGCTGCTCGTAAGCGGTGGGTTGCTGGCAACCGCACACAAGATGCCCTTGCTATGGGATCTGCAATTGCCAGCTACGCACATGGTATTACCGGGAGACAGGACGCAATTGATAGTGTCAACGAGACGCTAAAGAAGGCGAGTGATCAAGGATACCAGAATCCAGAACACACCATGGCTATTGTCAATGCTCTTGAGCCATACCTTACAAACCCTACAACAGCCGAGGCTGCATTAGATGTTCTGCATGGTATGACTTTGGGAGGTGGGGCAAAACTACTTGACACCGACGCAGCCAAAGCCGCTTTCGTCCTTATTGAAAAAGACGCCGAGACTGCACGGCTACGCGGAATTCAAGAAACCGCGAACGCTGCTGGGCGCGAAGCCAACGCGATGACAAGTATGCTTAATCTTGCGAATCAAGTTGAGCTGGGAGACATGTCAATAGACGAGGCTTTGATTGAACTTGATACGCTGTTTGAGAGATCCAAGGATGCGGCAATGCTGTTTGCCGATTCTTCGGAGCGTATCGCTAAAACAGAAAGAACATACAACGACGTTAAGACTGTACTGCGTAAAGCTAATCAGTCGTCTTTGGCAATCTCGTCAGTCTTGGGTCGAATTGTTTCGGGCGAGAGGTCAATGATGAGCGACCTCACATATGGGCTAACAAACGATCAGAAAGATCGCGTAGATCGTGAGGTGTTTAGTTGGATCATGTCTAGCGATACGCCAGCCGACTCGGCTATGTCGCTTATTATGAAGCAACGATCCACAAACAAGCATCTCGAAAACTGGGTTGAAGCACAGGTTGCACAGGTCGCTAACATGGTCAACCCGCAGCTTGCCGACTTTGATGCACCCCAACTAGAGGGTGTTAAAAAGGCTGTCGAAATCTATTCTCGCGTTAGAGAATCAGGTGGAGCGGATATCTTTCTTGAGGGCAAGAAGGGTCGGCTTGGCGTCAAAATACTAGATAATGTTTGGCAACTGACACGAAACGGGCAAACAACAGTTGAAGAAGCTCTGCTGGCTACTGTTCGTGATCGAGACTTTATGACTCTTGCAACCTCTCATAGCAGGGTTGATAGCCCGAAGAGTAAGGCAGTCGAGCTTGTTGCGGAGCATTTCCCTGATCTAGCCCCCGATATGCGCGGCCCTCTTATCGAGCAGGTCAACGAACTGTTCGGTAACCTTAGCGGAAAAATGTCTCCCGAAGAAATTGTCGAACAGGCGACGACCCTTATGGAAGGGTTTTCCGCAGATGACAACAACGTATATATTGGAAGCCTTCCGGGTAACGTAGATCAATATGAGATGACTCAGCATCTCCTTGACCACGCTGCCAACACGTTAGTCCGCGATGGCCTAGCGACATCATGGTTAGGGAACGAAATGGCTGGGATTCGTCACCCAGACACAGGGAATCTTATGACCGTCGAGGAGTTGGCAATACATCTTGGGTACTCTAGTATGGAGTTCCAGCCCATAGATGCCGCTGGGTCCTTGGTCCGTCGGGCAGGGCAGTGGGTCCTCGGCAAAGAAGTTGAGAAGGGTGAGCCTCTCAAGAAGCGGACTGCTGATAAGTACTTTAAATCAAAAACCGAATCTGTCTTGGGAGTTCTTGGATACGCTGTTCCTCTTCTCCAACTGAAAGACGTTTTTACTGGAGAGCAGATGCAGCGCATCAGTGAGATTGACAACGTGCTTCACGAACTGAGCACCGATAACAGGCCGGGATTCAAAGAAGAGATCACGTTTGCAGGGCTGTATGAACGGCATCCAGAAGCAATCGAAGCACTCTATCGAGAGGCCGCAGGTGACGAAGCCTACCGGGGGCAGCCTGCTGCTACCCGTGCGTATGACCGAGAGTCTTTATCTCTTATTGTCAAAGGGGATGGGAGTGTTGAGTTCTTTGGGCGAGAGGCTGGACAAGAAGAACGACAACTGATTACGGAAGTTCCGATGACGGCTGATGAAGTGACAAAACAAGCCTCGGAGTACCGACGGAAAGTGGACGCTAAGGTTCAAGCAGACAACATGCGAAATGCCGGGACAGCGATGCTGGTCCTGAAGGCTATCTATCCGGGACAAGATCCCCAAAAGATCCTAGACAACAACGAAGACCTTATGACTTCTCTGAAGAACCAGTATGGTCTAGATAAAGAAGGGCTGCTCAACGCATTGATTCGTGTCTCTGCTAAGGACACTACTGGATCCTTCATGAAGTGGAGTGTAATCAAGTCCACGAAGACTGCCTCAGACGTTTGGCATCACTTCATCCCCAGCTATGACAAGTGACCCCCTTCAATTTTTAGGGGCAAGGCAGTCGCCTGCCCTTACCGAGTCAGAGAGAAGTCAGCGGTCCTTTCAGGCCGCTGCTGAAGAAGCTGCCGTTAGTCAAGCCAGCGTTGGTGATCTTTTTGCTCATGCCTACAGTGAGACGAGTACGTTTACTCCGTACTTCTCTGAGTACGCGGCTCACAACTTTGACAAAGACCCGCACTGGAATCCCACACATGAGCAAGTAGAAGAACTAGCTGCGGGACTTCCGCGAAGTGCGCGTAACGACATTTTAGAGTCCCGGTCTCTCGCGCACGCTGAGGCAATCCGTGCTCACTCTGTAAAGACTCAAGCTGCTGGGCAGATCTTCAGCCAAAAGTACGGGGCTCCCGGAGTAATGGGGGCATACATTATTTCTGGGTTCTTCCAACCCGAAGCTCTCCTTGCTACGTCCTCTGGAGCTTCTATTTACAAAGCTGCGTCAAACGCGCAAAAGTTTTCCAGACTACAGCGGTTTACTCGGGTAGGTGGACTAGCCGCTACTGAAGGTATGATGTTCGCTAAAGCCCGTGAAGCGGGAGATCCTCTTATGGACGAAGGGGACATCCTCACGGTCGGAGCGTTCTCAGGAATACTTGGGGGTGGTCTAGGAGCATTGCCCGGATCTAAGGTAGCTAAGAAGAGCCACCCTACCGAAGCGACACACAAGGGCGAGTCTCTCCAAGAGATTGGCTACCGAGAAGTCTCCGAAGATGAGCGGTGGTGGAAAGCTCCGAGTGATGACGAGGACATGTTCTTTGAGTTTGTCCCCGACCACCTACAAAAAACACACCCCAAGTATCAGGGCCTTCCTGTGCAGGGACAGGATCAAGTCCTCACAGGCCGCGCTAAGTACGGGTCTGTGTCGTTCATTGGTGATCGTTACCGCAACTTCCGTAGCATCGCCATGGATCTGGGGGATCAGCGTGGGTACGTCGTGCATCACGATGGTCGCGTTGTTGTTCGTGATGGTGTGATGACTGTAACTGGGGCCATTCAGGATGGTCGCATTGTTCTGGACGGTGACAGCCTCACGATCCGCAAGGTCGATGATGACTTTGTGTTTGATCCTGAGTTGTATCACCCGAAGAAGATTGAAGAAAAGGTCAACGATTCGTGGTCTGCTGCTCAGAAAGATTTGGCAGATGACGTAGACGCTTTGTTCAACGGGCGAGAGGACCACCTGCTGAACAAGTACCCGAAGCCCAACTCTCGTGAAGTTGAGGAGATGGACATCCGTCAGCACGTTGACGCTGATGGTGCTGAGGTCGATGCAAATGGAACGGTTCGCTACCCTGAGCACATGGGAGATACCGTGCGAGCTATCGTACGGAGAGTCACAGAAGCTCACGGAAGCAGCTATGTACGCAAGTGGCTCCCTGAGCGTCTTGTACAGGCGTCTAAGAACCTTGATCGTGTTTCGTTCCGTGCTCTACATAATACTTTATCGTCTGACAGAGCGCGTCGCAGGCTGACTGACGCAACGCTAGATATGGATCCTGCGGAAGCCCGTAAGATCAAGCAGGATGCGTTGGATATGGAGGCCGAGGAGCTTTTCAAGGAGTTCCTCAGAGATGTGTACTACCGTAGGTCTAACGGCAAAGAGTTTGTCAACGGACTAGACTATGGAGACATTCGCTGGCTGGCTACAAATCGTCCAGATGCTCTTGCTCGGCTCAGCATTGCATCTCTTGAGAGGCTTTCCGCCACACAGAGGAAGCGTGCTCGGAAACTAATCCTCAAAGCACGCGATGAAGTAAGAGAACAAGACAGAGTTCGTCGCGAAGCTGTCGAGGAAGGAGATCTTGTCTTTGATCCTACTTCTGAGCGCATCGGCATGGTGGTCACGAGGGATGGTGATAACCTAGACGTAGACTTCGGCGATCTAGCTGCTCGCCCCGATGTTCCTCCCACCCGCCCTCCGTTCTTTTCTCCCGAACGACGGGTAGCAATAGCCAAGCTGCGCGAGGACTTTGAAACAGCTAGTGCAGCGCGTGAGCGACAGCTTGCAGGCAAGAAGTTCAACCGCAAAGTCCTTGAGCGTTTGCGTGTCAGGGCTGACGAGACCCTTGAGACGATCACGGAGAGGCTGCGTCGAGAGCTAGAGGCTGAGGAGGCATTCCCGGTAGAGCCCAACATGGGACGAGTAGCCCTTGGGGATGTTGATCCTCTTGTTCCTCCCAAGCTTAGGGTATCTGAGTTCTCTCCCACGATGGTGACGCCAAAGGACACACCGGGAATCCTCAAGGTCCGTCAGAAACTGGCCGAACTCAAGAGGCAGCGTCGCTTGATTGAGCTTGAGCTAGACTTCGCTGACGAGGATGCAGCGATGAACTTCCCCGCAGGCCACAAGTTCTCTCAGGAAGAGATGCAGGCAGCAAACGCTACCTCAGTTGGCTGGAAGAAGACCGTGGTGGGTCGGACTGCACGGGAGGTTGCCAACAAGTTTTTGAAGAAAGGCGATACTGTTCTTGATTTTGGTGCGGGTAAGATCCCGAAGAACAAGTCAGGAGAGCAGGACATCAAGCTCTACTACGGTTACGGCATCATGGACGATGGGTTCGACATGACGCTGTATGAGTTTGGTGCGAACGCTACACCGTACCACTCAGCTACTGCTCTTCGCAGGAAGTACAAGATGGTGATGGCAAGCAACGTCATCAACGTGCAAGCGTCTCGGGAAATGTTTGACGCTACGCTGGCTCAGATGGTCGATGCTACACGGATGGACGGACGCCTTGTCCTGAACCTTCCCACGACTCCTCGTAAGGGAGCCTACGCAGGCATGAGCAACCGTGAGGCTGCCGACTTCCTCGAAGAGCAGCTACTCAAGTACTTCAACAACGTAGAGAGAATTGGTGGTACACGCTCAGAGCCTGTCTTCATGGCTACAAAGAAGAAGAGGGCACAGACCGCAGAGCTTCCGGCCTCCGACATAGGTCTTGGTGACCCTATACCGCCTAGTAGGTACAACAACTGGAACGAGTTGAGGGATGATCTTGATGTGTTCCCTGACAAAGATGGATGGAACACCAACCCTGCCAAGAAGAAGTACAAAGAGCTGATCGAGTACTACTGGACACAGGGCATTCTCGATGATGACGATGCTGTCCTTATTGATATTGCTCTTCGAAACACTCAGCGTGCTCCGCATGAGATCTTGGATGACCTAGAGCTTCGCATCCAAGAAAGGATTGATGTCTCAAAGAAGTACGGAGAGGGTGCCGAAGCTGCTGGTCAAGTTGGTTTGACGACCACGGGCCAGAATAGGTGGAGGCTAGACAGCCAAGGAAACGTACATGAGCACGGCGAGTTCCGAGACATGCCTCTCCGCGTACAGGCTGATGCTCGTCTTACCATGAGCCGATCAGTCTTTGGTGGGCATAGGCGATCTATGGGACTGAGTACGTTGATGCACGAACTCGGACACATTCTTGACTATGCGTCAGAGACAACTCGTCCTATCGCCAACATGTATGACGAACTCAAGGATGTTCTTGGCGACGCGGGACTAAAGAACTTTATCCGAGAAGCGTTTGGTTTGACTAAGGATGTTGAAGTCAACCATATTGCTCGTAACTCGTCAGAGTTTACCGCCCAAGCCATATCTACTTACGTTATCAAGCGTGCCCAACGTCTTGTGGGTGCTAACGAGAAGTACAGCGATAAGCTAAGTGATCTTGTTCTTACCGCAATGAAAAAGAACTTCAATCTTATTGAGGATTCAGTCATCAAGAACATGGATAAGATGACGGATGGGGCTGTGCAGACTCTTGATGCTCTTGCTGCTCTTACTCTTGGGTTCCGCCCGAAGGTTGCCAACATCCAAGGCGAACTGATTGGCCTCCTCAGAGACGAGGGAGTCCAGAGCCTACGCAGCCGTGAGTTGATCGCTCGTCTTGGTGATGAGATTGAGCCGTCTGATCTACTAAAAGTACTGACCAAAGAGATCAAGGCTAGAGGAATAACCAGAGCTACTGCTCTGCTCAAGGAGGTGGAGTGGTCTGATCCATCGGTGATCAAGGCATTAGAGGAGGGGTATCACCCTATCGCTCTGACTGATCTTCCTAACTCTCCGTTCCGAGGGACATTTACTGATCGTGTTCCAG